TTAATCTACTTTGTTCTAAGTTTAATTTCTTATAATAAGTTGCTGTATTTTCATGACTACTACCTAATATTAATATCACAATCCGGCCTCTTTTAATATATACTTACACCATTCTACATCAACAACGTAATCACTGAATTTGCGATTCCAAAAATCAGGATCAATCCAAGGCATAACCAAAACCACGTGCTCCTCACTAAGATTTCCAAGCCACTCAATACCACTATCGCAACAGTAAACAGCCCAAGGACTAACACGGCCAGTGGTAATATGATGACAAATACGATTAGTATTCCCGTACCTAAAGTAATGGCCAAAGTCAGCAAGACCACTATTTCCGGATGCATAGTCTTGCATTTCGCGGAGTGCTCGCTCAAGTGCGTCTTGCGGCGCTTCTCGTCGAATATATTCATGCAGCCATTCCTCATAATAACTGTCTTTACACCAGTTATCTAGTTTTTTATTATTTTTTAAAAGCCATGCAGTAAAACTAGAGCTATTAATAGCCCTAATAGCAACCAAATGTCTGCCGTAACGAACGAAAGCACGATAATAAGGACTGTTAACAAAGTCTTCATAACTTTTTAGTTTCGCTGATCCTTGCGTTGTTTCATAAAACTGTAAGTAAGCTCTTAAACCAAATTGTACACCAGTTTCATTTTCTTGTTGCCATCTTCGTTTTTGTTCACAGAGATGTGCAGCAAGCGTTGATTCTCGTCGAAATGTTTTTTCGCAATATCGGCATTTATAGCTCTGATTTAATTCGCTTGTCATCCCATCCGTGCTCACGTGCAAGTTGTTTTAAATCATCTGTAGTATTAATTTGAGCCAACAATTCAAGCTCATCGTCTTTATATTCTGGATAAAAGTTTTTTAAAAATTTAACTACCTTCTTATCACTGGCATTACGTTTCTTTTGTTTGATCCAATCATGTCTAAAGTTTCCCATTCCGGGACTAACAGTTGTTGCAGATAACCATTGCAATTCAGGATGGCCGGATAAATCAAAAAAATGTTTATTTAAATTTTCGTTACAAGACAAAAGATAATATTCTTGTAAATCAGCTGACCCTTGTACTGAACTACCCCAACGTATCATAAGATAGTTGGAAAATTTTTTACGTTCTTCTTCGTCCAAATCTGTGTAAAACTTTCGATCCTTGGAATCGAAAGCTCGCATTTCGTTAACTATGTTTAGTTTATCTGTCATACTGGGTGGTGTGCAACAGGCAAATTGTTTTCCTGTTTAGTAAGTTCATATATTAGTTTAGCACGATCTAGTGCATCTTGTAAAGCAGGATTTTGTTCAGCTGCCATTACAACAGGAATCCATTCTTCTGCTATTTTAGTTTTACGCTTATTTGCGTCCACATCGTAATTTTCGCCAATTAAAATTCTTTCCGAACTACCAAATTCTCTAGCATAAGTTCTGCCGTTTTCGTACTCATAAATATATTGCTTTCCTGGTTTTAGCTGACTGTTCATATATATTCCAATGCTAGAAATTGAACCTAAAAAATTTAAAAACTTTGGTGAATATTTTACTTATAACCATGCACTTTATACTAAAAACAATTATAAAGAATACCCAAATGTAGCCTACTTGGAAAAAGTTCTTCGGGATCCTGATAATAATTTGTTTTTTTGTCCGGTGTGTCTGATTAATAGTAAAATTAGAATTGACAATTTAGCAAATCAAAATCCCATTGATAGATATGTTTATCTAAACCAAATCAACTGGAATTATATTTTTTGTTGTAACTGCGGAAAAAATACAAGACAAAGACTATGTTTATATCTTCTAGATAGACTTTGTTTTAATACTCAAAATTTAAATATCTATCTCGTCAATGAGATTAGAACCGATGTATTTGACTTCTGTATCAATAAGTATCCTTCCCATACGTTTATTACATCAGAATATGATACTACAAATTTAAAAGAAAACGTTAGGATTGAAGATGTTCATAATTTAAATTTTGATGATAACATTTTTGATATTGTAGTTTGTCAAGATGTGTTTGAGCACGTAGCTGATCCTTTAAAGGGTTTAAGTGAAATATTTCGAGTGCTTAAACCTGGTGGGCAAATGTTAATGACTTTGCCTTCTAATCAAAATATACTTTACGAACACACGAAGTATGCGGAAATAATTAATGAAGAAATTGTCTATTATAGAACACCCGAATACCATGATTATTCTTTAGTTTATAACTTGTTTGGTTTAAAACTTCTCGAAGAACTAAGAGAAATTGGTTTCTCGGATGTCACCTATGAAGTTTATAGTGATCTAAATTTAATGTTTTTTTTAGATACTCCTATATATAGAGTAATAAAATAGTCTACCAGCATTTGCCATAATCCACTACCTCACTTTGTCTTGAAATGTCTTTTACAAAATATGCACACAAAGGGTTTTGTGTTTTTGTTTCTAACGGGATCGCTAATAATTGTCCGGGCTTTAATTTTGGAAAATACCATTTGACATCTTGATATATATCTACAATTTCAATCTTTGCAAACTCGGGTTTGAAACTGCTTAATGGGTTAAATGTAAAAACGCTAAAACCTCTATCATTGATACTAGTTAAAGGAACCACTTCTAAGTCACCTAAGTCGGGTTCTCCGATTAACACATGCCAGTCAACTGGCATTTTTAATACATTATTGCCTATGCGTAATACCAAGGCAGGACTGTTAAAACTTTCTAAAAATATAAGAGGGATGTAAAAGTAATCAGGGTTCCTGGGATCGCTATTATCTAAAACAGCAAATCGCAAATCTTCTACTTCGTCTGGTATATCATTTAGTTCATATGCTTGGTTATCTAGGGTCAATATTCTCATTGCCAATCGGTCTTTTCTATTGTAAAAGGATAGTTTGCTTCTTTGTAGAACTGCTTGCGTTTAGTTAAATGCCGTTTTGCAAATCTGCAAGTGGATGTAATATCCCAAATTTGCACAAAGTCTTTGTCTTCGGCTCGTCGAATGCCACGGCCTATCGATTGAATGACTCGAACAAAGCTCTTCCCAGGCTCAAGCAGAACAAGATTAAAAATACGGGGAATATTAATACCAACAGCAGCAACGCCATAGGTTGCGATGATGATTTTGTTTGTAGCCTCTGCCACTTCGTCATATTGTTCTTTTCTTTCTGCGGCTTTGGTTGCCCCGCAAACAAATACCGAGTTGGGTATTTTTCCTTCAAGGGCTCGGCCGGCTGCTACACGATCTACCAAAATTAAAGTATTACCAGTATCAGCAATAGACTTTATTAACTTACTTATGTAAGACAATCTATCTGTGTTTTCTATTAGATACTTTAATTCACTTTGATAATTAGTGTATTCTACGTGATCAACTAGTTGAACAATGTTAACATGGCATTGTGCTAGGTGTCCGGCTTCTTGTAGTTCGCTGGCACTTAACTGTCCTACCACCGGACCGATCATACAATTAATACTTTGTCTTGCATAATCTTCTTTGGGTATAGTACCAGTCAATCCCCAACGTATAGGTACCTGTGACAGTGGACCGGACAACAATGTTTTAAGTGCATCGGCTTTGGCCTGGTGTGTTTCATCTACAATAACAGCAACAACCCCTTCTATGAATTCGCCAATGGTAATTTCTGCTTCGTCGTTCTTGGTTGTCTTTAACAAATTGTTTAGACTTTGCCAGGTACAAATAGTATGTGTACGACCGTATTCTTTACGATCACCAAAATATACACCAACATCTAACTCTAAATTTACAAAATCATCTTCTGTTTGTGTTACTAGGCTTTTGTTAGGAACAATAATAATCGATCGCCCGTATTGACTTACAGAATCAGCAAGTGCGGCTGTGATAATTGTTTTACCTGCACCGGTGGCCACTTCTTGCACACATTGTGGGTTTTCAAGGAATCTGTTTATAATTTCTGGTTGATAGTCTCGAAATACAATAGGCTCACCGGCTTTTGGATGCCCTTTAGGCCAAGTTTTATGTGAATAACTATCTTCTGTGACTTGATTAAAATCAAATGTGGTACGATATTCTCTAGTATCTACAACTTCTATGTCGTATCCTTGATCATCAAGATAAGGAATTATTTCGGACAGTAAATTAATATATGTGGTCCCACCTAGGTTGAAGAAGGCTACTTTACCGTCCCAGCGGCCAAGGCGAACGCTAGGTTGATACCTGGCACCAGGTATTTCATATTTGTATCGCTTAACTAGAGCAGTTCTGGTAGCTAGTTCTAGTCCTTCAATTTTTACGTTAACTTCATCACGTATGTATAATTTTGCTTGCATTTATTGTTTTAGAATATTTTTATTGTACACTTCTGTTGCAAAATAGACAATCTTTTCGGCTTGTTGCAATAACAATGATTTATCACCACCATGCATCATGCCGTGTCCACTTATCAGCAAGGGAATAGGTTGTTCCCAATCGGATTTGTACTTATTAAAATAAATTACTTTTTTGTGTACAGTAGGAACCACCTTTTTAAGTTGCTGAACCTTGTATATCTCGTTATCATCAAAATGTTGACCAACAAAGTTGTTCAATAATCTATCGCTCATATCAGGTTCATATACATAGATAGGATACCTTCCTGTGATTTTAGCATACTGAATTATATCATTACCTATTTCATAATTAACTTTTGGATTAAACTTACTTTCTTTAGAGGTCATTAGATTATAAATTCTTGGCGAATACTTTGCTATAATCTTGTTTTCTATTTCCTTTTCAACAATATATCCATATATTGGAGCGTTATCAACAAGTAAATCTATATTACTATATCGGAACCCAAAATAATTTTCAATTTCGTTGATTAGACTTGGTGCAGCATTAATGATGCTAAGGTTGCCGTTATTTTCTATAAGTTTTATTTCATGGATATTTTTTTCACATTCAAGCACAGCATTGAGATATGTAAAAAATTCTTCATTTATTTCAAACATATTATTTGTTGCAAAGCCGTGAGCAGCTATTACATTAGTTTCTGTGATTCCCAATTTCCATAACTTAGCATCAGTATCAAAACACCAAGACCCTTGACTTATTTTAGCCAAGTCTCTAATGTTGTCAATTAGTTTTGTATCATATGAAAACTTTAATATAATTTTATCATTTTCTATATATAATAATCTACGCCTATCAATGATTCTAATACCTAATCTGAATTTAGGTGTTTCAACAGGACTTATATCTATACCCAATTTTTCTAATTGCTTTCGGTATTTTAAAATAATTTTAACCGCTAATTCAGACTGTTTGTCTGTCAAACTTTTACCGTCTTGAGTTGCCGAACTCATACTATCTATAATCCCAACATCATACCGTGCTAGGCTCAGAATGGGCGGAGTATTATTAAACAAACCATATAGTTTTCCGGTCGCAGGATCTCTGTCACCGTTAATGACTTCTAAATAATCTTCAACGTAAGTAAAAGTTTTCATATGCTTATTATAACATGTTTAGAAGTTAAAATCAAAAAAAGCCCTACCGAAGTAGGGCTTAAAATACCGAAGTAAAAGGAGCTAACAAAAACTTCGGGATAAAACTCTTTATGCTGCCTTCATACATGTAGTCTGTGCAAGGGCCTGCCACTTAGTAGGGAAGCTCTTGTATAGCTGGCCGATCTTGATAGCCATACGCAAGCTCATCTCACGCAGTCGATTCTTATTCTCGTCCATAAACGAGATGATCTCGTCTTGTCCTACGTCGCCGATCTCCATGTCGCCAAACAGTTCGCCGCTACGTGCAATCTGTCGAATACGTAGGATCTTATCACGCATGGTGTCTAGTGTAAGGTCCAAGTAATGACAGCGTGATTGTAGTGCATCCAAATGGTCACGCAGCTTCTGGCTCTTCATCTTGTCAAACTTAAGATTAGTAATAAAGATTACAGAACCGTTAAAATTAAACGAATCCGGGATACCTTCGCGGCGTAGTGTACTAGACTCCGACAGCCAAGAAATCTTGCGTTTCTTGCCCGAATCCAAAGCACCTTTAAGCAAGTTCAATGATACATCGTCGAGCAAGATGCTGTCGCAGTCGTCAAACACAACCACACAGTTAGCGTCGGAATACTTGTACAGAGTTTGGTATAATCCGATAGGTGTAGCAGAACCTTTAACAACTTCGGCACGTAGACGCTTACCGGCGATTTGGTCAAACAAGGTAGCCTTTTCAACTTCTTGTTCAACGCCGTAACTCTTACCTACACCCGGAGGGCCAGAAACAATCATGGCACGAATGTCACCGCTGACAGCGGCCTTGGTCATTTCCGTTAGTATTTCAAAACGTTCGGCAATTTCTTGCATACGCTCTTCGTCGCTCTTGCCAGCGTTTTCGTCATCCAAGACTTGGACGATAGGTTGTGCATCAACATCACTGTCACTAACAAATTCATAATCAGCCATACTGTTTACTTTGACACGGATATCTTCCGGAAAACCAGGGAATTGGCTACCGTTCTTAACTGTAACATAACCGCCCTTGGCACCAGACTTATATTGTTCTACAAGTTGGAAAACACGGCCGGAAACATCGGTGGTACGATAAGCACCAGATTTAATACGTACGAAAGACATACAAGCTCCTTGTTGTTGAATAGTTAATGTCATATTGTTATTTTTATGTATTATAGCAAAATACAGAAATATGGGCAACCACTTTAGGCTGTAAAATCATAAACAAAATAGTCGGCAAATCGGCTGGGCTGCACTTTAAAGTCAAACTCTTTACACAATACGGAAAATACTCTACGAGCAGTGGATTCTTTTACTCCTTCGAGGAACAAGGATCCTTCGAAGAATTCGGCACGACCCTCACTTAACGCAGGAGTTATTAATTCAATAACACGAGTTTCAAATTGCATTTTGCTCTCCGTATCAGTTACTATAACAATATTATAGCAAAATGAATCTTTTTAGTCAATGGTTGTTTTTTTAGCAACTATCGCCATCGTTGTTCAACAAATTCCTTGCTATTTTTATAACCAGGTGTAGATTCGGGTATAAAAGTTACTTGGTATCCTGCAAATTTACTACCATCGTAGTTTACATTAATTTTCTGTACCGAGCGACCCGTCTGTTCTTCTACTTCTTTACGAATTATTTCTTCAACAACATTTTCGCTAAGTGTTGCTGACATAGCAATTTCAATTTTGTACGTTCGTAACATTAATGATCCTTTAATGCATGCCAAACTTCTGGATCCATACCCAAATATATTCTATAAAGAAATTTATTTCTCCAAACTGAAAATTCATTTACTTTATTTTCGAACCAAATTAGTAAATCATCTCTAAACCATAGAGGATTTAAGAGACAAATTACAAGACAAATAAAAACTGGCCCAAGAAGAAAGGCCAAAATAGAATAATGTGCCAACTTCATTCTATACCAATTTCCACCATCGGGAGTCATAGATACAGTTTGTTTTTTCATATTTTTTTACAATTATGATGTTTACAGTATAGCGGCAACTTTTATATATGTCAACTGTTATGTCTAGTATAATGGAAAATTGGACGATTTTCTCGGCGGCGGGATTTTAAGTCTCCGCCAACAACTAGGTAGGCTCCCGGGGGAGCTCCTCGACTATGTTGATTAACAAAATGAGCGATTGCTCGGCTAGTAGTATAAATCAAACATAATCCTTGATCGTTGGTGACCATATATCTTTCGATACCGTTTTCGTCCTCGCTGACAGATAGCATGATACCGTATTTAGTGCATCATCAATTTGGTTTAGAGGCACCCCATTTTGAGTGTAACCATCGCGGACACAATCTAAATAGTACTGGCTTGGTTCTGCCAACCAATTTTGATTATTCATTTGATATACCAGGGCGTTGTACCAAACACGCCCCTGACAGACTCGTACATTAAAACGGGTATAGTAATGTGGATAACCTTCTAGTGCATCCAATGCACGAAGATTGTCTACATTGATATCCCAGAGCACGCCGTGAACTTTAGATCCTTGATTGTATGCAATATCGCAATGTGTTCTAAAGCATAGTTCAAAATCGTTTAAGTAAGCAGACCCGAGACTTTGGGAACCCGGGCAACGACGGGCCATCTCGTCCAAATTGGTATTCATGCCGTAAGCAAAATATTTCATAGTATGCTATTATATATTACTTAAATATTGTTGTCAAATATGGAATGTAAATTTTTAAATCATGGCATAGCTTTAGCCTATCAAGGAACTGTAAAGCCCTGTTGTGTTTGGCATTTTGATTCTGAATACCAAAAAAATCATAATATAAATGTTGTTAATTTAGCAACATGGCATCAGCACAGAGATTTGCAACATGCTAAAGAATTATTAGCCAATGACGTTTGGCCAAATAACTGTGTTAATTGTAAAAATATAGAAGAACAAGGTCGCCAGGATAGCACACGATTAAATGGAGAAAACTCGTATAAAGGCTATTCCAATGATGATATCACATTAGAAATTCGTCCTGGATCTGTTTGTAATTTTGCTTGCCAAACCTGTTGGCCGGCCGCTAGTACCAGAGTTGCAAATTATTATAAAATTGCCAATTTGGAAACTACATTAGATAAAAATCTTCTAACATCAATTGATGTAGATCGCAGTGAACCAATTGATAACTTTAATTTTCTTTTGCCAGTGGCACACAGAATCAAATCTGTTATATTACTCGGCGGCGAGCCATTTTACGATAAAAATTGTATTAAGTTTTTACATTGGTGGCGGAAAAATACTGCTGCAGAATTAATTGCTTTTACCAATGGATCTAATTTAGATTTTGATTTTTTACGGTTGATAACAAATAAACTTACCTTAGTGTTTAGTTTAGATGCCATTGGTAAACCAGCAGAGTATATTCGTTTTGGAACAGATTGGTCGACGGTCTGGAATAATATAAATCAGGCACGATCAATGCCAAACATCGATGTTAGAATTAATATTACTACATCTGCCTATAACTTTTATTACTTAGATACTTTAATTTACCAATTTATTGATAACTGGCCTAGTGTAATAACTTTTGGTCCTGCAGCGGAATCACATTTAACAGAATCTGTAATACCAGACCGTTACAGGAAAGAAATAAAAAATCGGCTAGTTGCAACTATTGGCAAATTAAGAACTAGTAATATCGAACATGGGCAAAAACATAATGCAATTAATGCTGTTCAATCTATTGTAGATAACTTATGCAATGTACCATTCAATGAGAAAAATTATTTAACGTTTAAAAATTTTATTAGCAGGATGGACTTTGCTAAAAATATTAATATTAATGAATATTGCCCTGAGGTCGCTCGACTAATATCTTAGTTAAGTTTTCTAAGTAATTATTTGAATTCTTATCTTTTGATAATCCATCTAACAGCTCAGGTGCATTTCTTTTTATTAATTCTTTTTGTATCTTGCTATTAAAAATTTGATCTATTAAATCATTCTTGTTAAGTCTAGCTATTGTTTTAAATAAATTAATATCTCTTAACGGTGTATAGGAAATAGTTTCGCCTAGATGCCAATGTTGGTAATCATTTAAAATAATATTCAAGCACTGCTTTATAACCTGTTCTAAACTGTCAAATACTAAATCTTTTTGAGATTCAAATATATCTAAATACTTTTGAAAATATTCAAAGTGTAACGAATCTTTGTTTTCGTTGATTAATGTATCGACACCAGTTTTATAAAACTTTAATATCATGTTAGCAGTAGTTGGACTGCGAACAGTAAACTCATCTCCAGGTGTACCTGATAATAACATCGACGGTGTTGACCAATAATGAAATTGTTTATATCCCCAAAACTGAGCAAGTGTTCCGTGATTTTTTAAGTAAAAATAATCTAAATCAGTATGAAAGCAAGCAACCAATTGGTGTGGTATTTTTAATTTAAGTATATACGAATACAAGGTCATTGTATCAATACCCCCACTTAGAAAAACTTTTATAGGTATGATATTATACTTAAAGAATGTAGTAAACTTATTGATTAATAAACTATCTATAGCATCTATTGCATCATTAATAGATAAGTTAGTAGATTTAATCTGGCCAATGGCATCAAATTTTGATTCTACCTTCTCTAGTGAGTTAGTAAGAGATACAAAACTGTCTGTCCAACACACGGTTTCATAAGGTACCAGGTTGTTTAATCCTAAATCAGAATCATACCAAATTGGAAAACTACGATATCTATCAGTCTTAATAGTTATGCCATTGTTAAAGCATTTAATTAAGCAAAAATTTCCTGTATGATAAGGCTCTTCTTGTTCTGATATATTATCAAGGCAGTGATCTAGTACACCTGTGTCTATATATCCCTTGTAATAAAGTTTATTGTTATATTTGTCTGTTGATTGTTTCCAGCCAGTATCTAAATTAATAACAATATTATTGTGATAATGCTGTATTGGAAAATTGTTTAACTTAGTTGGACCAATATTAAAGAACATTTAATGTTTTATGTAATTTAGTCAAATCAGCACAAGTATATTTTTGATAACTGTATTCTAAATGCTTAGGGAATGGAATAGTAGCGATACTGGCTTTATGTTTTTCAGCAATATCTAAAGCAACATCCATGAAAGATTTTGTTGTTCCTGTGCCTACATTCCAAATACCTGATTCATCCACTTCTAAAAATTTTAAATGTGTGTCTATCACTTGTTCTACTGGTATAAAATCACGTTTAAACTTTTCGCTTCCTTCGAATATTTTAATAATACCGGTGGTTTGTGCTTGAAGAGCGAATTGATAATACGGCGAAGCCTGCGAGCCCTTGTGTCTTTCGTTTTCCCCGTGAACGTTGAAATAACGGAAGCCCTGACAAATAATCTTTTTTGGATTTTTTGAGACATAGTGCTCAAATAGATATTTGGACCATGCGTACGGCGAACGAGGATCAACTGGTGCGGACTCCTTAAAATTAGTTCCAAGACCATATATGCTTGCTGAACTTGACCACTGAAGGTTAACATTATATCGTGAGCATTCGTTATACAACCAAATCGAAAAATCCACATTTTGTTGCATTACTTTTGCTACATCTTGTTCTGTAGTTGAACTGATAGCACCAAAATGTAATATCCAGTCTAACCCGTCTATGCGTGGCAGTTTGTCAGGATCCCATTCGTAGGTAACGACTTCATGACCAAGTTTACGAAATTCTCTTTCAGCGTGGCTACCAATAAAACCACGACTACCGGTTATTAATATTTTCAATTATCTTACTCGTTGAATAATTTTGTATCAATGGAAAGAATTTAATGTAATTACAATATTCGGCACCTGTAATAGGTTTTCCGTAATAATCCGATCCTTTAACCATCAAATCTGGTTTAAAAATTTTGCAAATATGTACTAGTTCTTCTTGATTATCAAAAATCCACACTGCGTCAACAAACTTTAAACTTTCAAGAGCCAGTTTACGATCTTCTTGATTATTTATTGGTCTTGATTCGCCTTTGAGTTCTTTGACCAACCGATCTGAATCAATTGCTACCAGCAAATATGAACCTTGGCTTCGAGCAAAACGTAACATTTCTAAATGGCCTCGATGTAGAATATCAAAAGTTCCATTTACAATTACTCTACGATTGTTGATTGTCCCCGGGGTATACACGATAGTTGTCCTCTACTGAATCTGGTGTTGAAACTTCTATTATAGTACCTGCTTCTAAACAAATCAATTGATGTGGTAATAAAGGCGGGTTATGCCATGTATCGCCTACTACTAAAATTTTTTCGTTTATAGTCGCGGTTTGAGTGTTGATCCATTTTACAATAAATTTACCATTTAGTACATACCATGTTTCATCTTTAACTGAATGGAAATGCATGCTAAATTTAGCATCCTTATTAAATGTCATAAATTTGCCGCAGTACTTATCGTTGGTGCACCAAATATCTTCGTGGCCCCAACCTTTATCTACTCGTCCGTTAAGTCTTGTCATATTCTTTTAATATTTCATCTAGTGTTGGACTATAAACTCCAACATGCTGTATTGTAACACTGGATGCTCGTGTAGCAAATTTAATTGCCGTGAGCATATCTTTGTATAAAACGTAGTTGTATGCGAGAGCAGACAAAAAAGTATCACCTGCCCCGCATACATCAAACGCCTCTACTTGTGGAGTAGATATTTTATGTTCCTTATAACGCACTCCGTCGCGTCCTAAAGTAACAATAAGTTCTGTAGGGTGTGTCCGAGCCGCTTCATATTCCGTTTGGTTGATCTTGACGATACAACCTTCGAAGCGGGCCAAGTCGCTTTTCTTTGTATCAACAAATATCGGACCCGAGTAACGCTTGCGAAGTGTTTCGATAGTTTCATAATCTACACTTCCTTTGTTGTAATCACTTACTATAACGCAATTATACTGTTCTATGTTGGTGTAGTCAACTTTTACGGCACGACTAGGCGAGTCTTGATCTATTCTTAGTAAGTGCTGCTTGCTTTTACTATCAATTATTCTTGTTTTGACACAGGTTCTACTTCCATATACGGTAGTTACCGTACAGCCTAATTTTTTTAAGTTATCTTCTACATTAGCAGCCATGCCTGGCTTGGTTTCAGTATGAGTGTAGTTAATAATAGGAACAGGTGCTTCGGGACTTATGCGACTGACAGTCCCATACTGATATTGGTCAATGCCGTTGTCGCCAATTAATAAAACATTGACTTCAGAAATACTGGCAGTTATCGCGGGGGAAATAGCATTCATTGTTTTGTAAAGTCTTAATTTTAATTGTTTCTAATATAGAACTTTTACCAAGTCCTATTGCAATACTGTACGCAGCACTTTGATTACCCATGAATAAATCAGCTCCGTTAATTACATCGGCAAGTTCTTTAAAGTCTTGCACCGGATAGTATTCTACACTAAATCCAGTGTACTTTACAAAATCTTCATGTTCGGCTGGTGTCCCAACAAATATACCGTTGTGTTTAATATTTGCTTGCTCCAATAAATTTTGCCATGTACCTGTACCATTAGGACAACGATATCTAAATGTTCGATTAATAACTATAGATGCTACTTTCTTTGTGTCTGTCTCTAACCAAGTTTCATTAAACATTTCAGCAGTAAATGGTAAATTAAACGTTTTATGATATGCTTCAACATAATTCCCTTCGAAGCCACGGAACAGCACTCCACGAAAACGATCTAGATCCACGTCGTGAGTGCCGGTCCATACTGTTACTGCATCTATGTAACTTTGCCGTGATAATAGCGGCCGTATTAAATCAAAATCGGCGTTACGAAATCTACCCCGATGCATAGGATCTACCTCTTCCGGCCTATATCCATATTGAGCTACACATTGTTCGATATTTTCAAGATGTACAGCAAAAGTGCCACCGCCCATCTTTTTAACTACAGATAGACTGTAGATTAAATCGCCAAATGTTCCTGAGTGTCTGTATATCATAATAGTTCTAAAATGTTGTTTGCAATTTTATCTGCATCAAATGCATCTTTACAACGAAAATCTCCGTGTTTGCATATTACTTGGCTAACTGGTCTCGCTTGATGGTCGTTGCAGCCTACACAATCCACACCTGACAATATTGGCGTGGTAGGTTTGTTTTTGGGTATGATTCTTTCAGGTAGTAAATGAGTATGTAAAGATATCATGTTTACCTTGCTGGCTGCTGCAATGTGATACGGCCCGCTATCGATACCAACAAAGCACCTGGCATGATCCATTAACAATCGTTGTTGTTGTATATTGAGTCGATCTCTAGCATCAATGAATAGTGGATGTTCTACCGATCCATCTTGGGCACTTCCTACGCATACAATTTTAAAATCCGTGCGTTGACTAAACAGTCGCTCAAACACAGCATACCAAGTGTCCCACGACATGTTTTTTAACGGCCAATACCATTGCCTTATGTGTACAACAATATACTCATCTATTTCGTTGTCTTGGAAAAAAGCATTGATTGTCTCTATGTCAAATTCATTGGGGTAGATTTCAGGATCTTTGTGATCCACCGTTGATGTGCCAAAAGCACAATAGAAATAACTGTCCAAATAATGATTAGTAGGATTAACTTCGTAGGAATCATCCAGATTAATGTATAAATCATAGGCAGTAGGGTCCGGCATAGCATT